GGCCGGTACCGGCCGCGCCCACCTCTTGGCGCAGCCGCTGGCAGAGCTCGAGGAACGTCATGGATCAGGCCTCGCGTGCCTGGAAGGGGTAGGCGAGCACCGTGCGCTCTTTCATCGTGCTCGGGTCATAGACGTGCTGGACAGCGTTGTTGAGCACCTCGACCACGGAGGCCGGCACGGTGACTTCTTCGCCGCGCTTGATCACGTAGGAGCGGCCGTTGACGAAGACGGGGACCGGCTGCTGGTCCTGGTCGCTGGTCTGAATGATGACCTTGTAGCGCTTCTCGTTTTTCCCTTCGCCCGGTGCTGCCGGGTGGCTCTCAGCAGCCGGCTGCGCGGGATTGCCCAGTGCCTCGTCGATACGCTTGCGCAGGGTGTCGTCGCCGGTGTTCTTCTGGAATTGCACGCCCAGGTCGTTGGCGGTGGTTTCCAGATCGTCACGGGTCATGTCGGCGGTGTTGATGTCGCTCACGGGAGATACCTCACGGCATGTCAGAAACGGAAAAGCCCGCCGGGTGGCGGGCTTCGGTCAGGTGGCGGGTTACGCCAGGTCGCTGGCGGCGCACTCGAGGCGGGCGCCCCACCCCTCGTTGAGGATCTTGGCCACGAAGTAGGACTTCCAGCCGACCGTGCCGCGCTGGCCCAGCGGGTCGCCGCCGCGCGGGCTGTTGGGGTTGAGCACCATGGGCTGCATGGAATTCGCGCCCTTGAGCGGGATCAGGCCGTAGAACTCCTTGCCCACGTAGACCACCGGGTAGACGTCGGCATTGGTGCCGCTGGTGGAGATCATGGTGGACGTTGTAGCGCCGGCATCCTCCCACTTGGTCAGCACCGGGCTGAGGATGTAGCGCACGTCCTCTACCTTGCCGATCTCGTGCGGCAGCGCCTTCATCGAGCCGTACTTCTCGGTCGGGGTAAAGCCGACCATGTCGCGGATGTCCGCCTCGAGATCGGTGTGGGCGAATGCGATGTAGGCCGCGTCCACCGGCTCGGTTGAATAGTTCGGCGAGGCCGACACCATGCTGGTGACCTTTTTGGCCCGGTTGCCCTTGAGCGAGCGAGTGATAGCGCGCTGCTTTGCCAAGCTGATCTTGTCCGCCACTGCTGCACGGCTGGAGCCGGTCGAGTAGAAGACATTGGTGCCGGCACGGAGCGCGCCCCAGGTCTGCAGCTCGATGGTCTCGGCGGCCTGCTCGCCACACAGGGTTGAGGCATCGGACAGGACCGGATCCTCGGCCAAGTCGGCCACCTGGTCGGTGATCTCGACCACGTCACCCCACTGCTTGATGGTGACGGTGACGTCTTCGTAGGCCATCTGGCGAGCCGTCGGAGTGACGCCCTCGGTCAGCGGCGTAGTCAGCGCAGGGAACGGGATCGGCCGGCGGAACTTGACCGTGTCGGCCTTGTTCTTCGGCAGCGGCTTGGACTGGCCGAACTTGGAGAGCACCAGGATGGGCTCGGCGTGGGACAGCATCTGGGCGGCGGCCCAGGCGGCAGTACGCTGGGAGATGTCGCCGTAAGTGGTCGTTGCCATTGCTCAGTACCTCTCGGTCTTAGCGTTTTTTCGCGTAGTGGTTGAATGCCGCCTCGAACTCGTCGGGGACGGCCTGGCGTTGCGCAGGACCGCGGCGGGTCGGGGTTTGCGCGTTGGCCAGTCGCTGATTGCGCTTCTCGCGCTCCGCCTGTTGGGCGGCGGCACGATCGTCGCTGCCAGCCTGCTGGGACGTGGCCTTGTAGAAGTCGAGCAGCGCGGACGCATCGTCGGCGTTATCGGACTCCATCTGGTCCTGAACCCACTGAGGCTGTTGCTGCAGCCACTCCTGAAACGCGGGCGCATTCACGACCTCCTGCCAATCCGAGTGGCGGGCCTCGAGGGCGCGCATCTGATCGGCGAGGTACTGCTGATGGGCCTGCTCCTGCATGGGCTGCACGGATTGCTCGACAGAGCTGATCCGCTGATTGACGCGCTCTTCCAGCCGGCTCAGTTCGGCAAAGCGGGCGTCGAGCGCATTGGCGATGTCGGGGAAGTCCTGCTTGAACGCTTCCCAGTCTTCGCTGCCTGCCTCTTCGGCGATGGCCTGTTTCTGGTCACGTTCCTGCTGAGACTGCCCGGCGGGTTGCTGGGTGGATTGACTGGCAGACGGCTGGCCGCTCGATTGAGGGGCCTGCTGCTGCCGCTTGAATTCGTTGATCTGGCGTTGGAGCGCGCCGACACGGCCGCGCTGGCTGGCCTCGCTCTGCTGGAGGCGCTCGAGTTGGGCCTGTAGCTCCTTCTCGCGCTCGGTCAGCTCCGGTTCCTCGGCGGGCGGTTCGCTCTGCCCCTCTTCCCTGGGCTGGCCGCCCTGCTCTTCCCCGGCTTCGCTCTCGGGCTGCTCGGACTCGGCGGCCGGTTCTTCCGGCGGCGTCTCCTCGGCATTCCCACTGGCAAAGCTGGCGAAGTGCGACTCGAAGTCGTCGGTGGCTTTGTCCTGCGTCTCGTCCGGCGCCTGGTCTCCAGGGGCCGTGTTGGCGGCTTCATGTGCCATGTAGCGGATCTCCCGATCGGCTCGTTACAGAAAGGCCCGCACGATGGCAGGCCTGTGGTGGAATCAGTAGGTGACGGGTGGCGGAGGTGGCTCGTCGTTGGCCTTGCCCAGTTCGAGCAGCTCGTCGATCAGCCCGATCTCGCCGCGGCGCTTGTCGTCGTTGCCGCCGCCGGCGATCAGGGCGTCGAGGGCGTCCTGACGGCGCTTGTGCAGCTCGGCCTCGAGGGCGCGCCAGGTGGCGCTGTGGCGATCGATGTCAGCCATAGCTGTCGTACCCCATGCCCATGTTCTGTTCCTTCGCCTGCCGGCGGTTCTGGCTGTCGAGCAGGTTGGCGGCGGTGGTCTCGCGCTCGGTCTGGATATTGGCCGTCTCGATGCCGAGCTTGACCTTGAGCTGCTCGAGGGTCATCTCGCGCTTGAGGGCCAGGTCGGCCAGCTTGATCTCGCGCTCCTGCTCGAGCTCGGCGGCCTTGTACTGCTGGTCGAACTGCTGCTCCCGCTGCTTGAGCTGGAATTCCCACTGGGTCTTCTGCTGCTCGAACTGGAACTGCTCTTGCTTGAGCTGCTGCTCGGCCATCTTGAGCTGCAGTTCCGGTGGCATCTGCTGGCCCTGCTGCTCGGCTTCCTGCTCGACCGTCTCTTCGTCCTTGAGTACGTTCTCGGCGGGCACGGACATCGAGCGCACGATTTCGCGGTACAGGCCCTGCCACTCGGTGGAGCGGGCGAACTCGGGATTGCTGGCGGCGACCTGGGCCAGGGCGAGCAGCTTGTCCTGCTGTTCCTGCCGGGCGATCAGCACGCTGGAGCCGCGGGCGACGACGCTAAAATCGCCCTTGTGCTCGTCGTTCTCGTCATAGGCCATGTGCCAGTCGTAGAACCGGCGCACGAGCGGCTCGGTGATGCCGTCGTCGAAGCTCTTCACCGCGCTGCGCAGCACGATGTTGGAGTTGTTCATCAGCATCTGCATGCCGGTCGCGGTCTGCGAGCCGGGGCCGCCGCTGACGCCTTCGCCCTGGAGGATGATCGGCAGGTTGGTCTGGGTGTCGGCGAGCTGCTGGGCGGCCTGGAAGATGCTGGACAGATCGCCCTGGTTCGAGGTGATGTTGTAGGCGTAGAAGGCGCCGTTGATGGGACCGTCGCCGGTGTATTCCCACACCTTGCGCGGTGACAGCCTCCAGTCGCCGTCAACCGGCTTCACAGCCTTGCGGTTGACCACGACCTGGGGCCCGGCGGTCAGCCCGGCGTTGTCCATGATCATCCGCCAGGCGCTGGCCGCCACCTTCTGCGGGTCGCGCATCAGGTACGGGATGCCGAAGCCGAAGATCGAGGAGTTGTCCTCCTCCCAGTTCGACACGCTGTACGGCAGATCGCCGCTGTCCAGCGGGTTGATCGCCGCTTTGATGACATGCTCGCCGACGAACAGCACGCAGCCGTTGTACTCGGTCAGCGGGTCGTCCTCGACCTCGCAGCCACAGGCGCGCAGCTCGTCCTTGTCGAGCGGGCCCCAGTATTCCCACAGCTCCCAGCGCCCCTTGTTGGTGACGGTGTCCACGCCGGTGATGGCGCGGATCTGGTCGCGGTAATCCTGGCTGATCTTGTGGCCCTCGCTGTCCATCTCGAGGACCTTGCGAAGCTGACCGTCGATCACGCCGGGCAGGTTGGCCAGTTCGCGCAGCTGCTTCTTGTTGAGCAGCTTGCGCTCGAAGACGAACTCGGCCTCTTCCATGCTGGCCGAGCTCATGTCGGGGAAGAAGTCCCAGGGATCGACACGCTCGAGGCCGGCGCGGAACTCGTCAACGATCTCCAGCACCGGATAGCCGGATTCCGGATCGCGACGCCAGGCGCGGCGCTGACGGTTGACGACGATCGGCCCCTTGACGATGCCGGTGCCGAGCTGCGCCACGTCGCCGATGATGTCGCGCATCTTCGAGTTGTAGCGGGCCTCGGTGAAATCGTCCTCGATGGCGCGCTGCATGCCCCGGGCGGCGTCGTCGGCCTTCTCGCGCTGTTCCTCGGGGTCGTCATCCGTGCCCAGTGCGGACATCTGCGGCTCGGGGGTGGGCTTGATGCCCCAGTTGCGGTCATCGTTGGGCAGTAGCATGTCGGCCAGGCGGGACTGCCCGGCGCGGGTCTTGTTGCGGGTGATGTTGACGTAGACCTGCGAGCTGCCGTTGGCCTGCATCCGCGACTTCTCGTCGGCGGTGTACTCGCCGTGGTACTGGCGCAGATCCTCCAACCAGCGCTGCTCGACCATCTGCCGCTTGGCGACCTGCTCCTGGGCGAGGTTCTGAAGCTTGCCGCCGAGGCCGGAGAGCTTCTCCTCAAGCGCCTGGCGCTCGGCTTCCTGCGCCTCGATGTCGTCTGTCATCTCGACAGTCGCGTCGTCGTGCATCTCAGTATCCTGTCGTCAGATCGCCCGGGCGGGCCGATGTGGCATGGCGTTCGATGGGTCGCGTGGTGGCGTGCTGCAGCCCCATGACCAGATAACGGGTGGCGTCCATGCAGTTGTGAACAACCACGCCGCCTTCCACGGCAAAGGCGGCCGTTTCAGGCACCGTCAGGCAGTAGACATCACTCCTCCCGGCGTCGCTTACGCCCAGACAGCGCACCACCGCACTTGCGGCTGCATGTTTGCTTGCGGGAATACTTGTTGGCCGTGAACTCCGCCTTGCACTCAACGCACTGACGAACCTCGTCATCCAGCCCCGCCTCTTTCCGCCATTTGGTCTTGCAGCTATTGGAGCAGAACCTGTTGATGCCTCGATCCAGAGCCGTGAACTCGGTGCCGCACTGCTCACAGACGAAGGATCGGCGCACGTGGAGCTTGCCCTTGGTTCGCTCGTAATGCTGGCGATGCCAGTCGCGCCCGGCGTCACTGCCATGCCAAGCCCTGGCAGCCTCGATTGCCTCTGCAGGAACGCCCCGATCATGCCCTTCATGGTGGTGCCGCATGTGGTCAGACGCTGACACCAGCTCGAGATTGCCCGGCTGGTTGTTGCTGCGGTCATGATCCTTGTGGTGTACATGGAAACCCTCCGGCACCACTTTTCCATTCGCGCGCTCCCATACCTGGCGGTGTAGCCGGACACCATCGCTCTGGAAATAAGCGCCGCACAGGTAATAACGCCGCCCTTCAAACTCTTGGATGGTGTCGGAGATGATGGTGACTTGCATGGCTGGCTCTCATGGATGCTTTGCGTTACTGCATTATAGCATTCCAGGCCAGCCATATCGCGCGCCTCCACCCACCCATCAGGCGTCAAGAAGCGATGATCTGGCGTGCAAGTCACCCGGCTCCCGTCCTCGAACGACACAGTAACGACCTTCTCGTTTCGCGCTGTCATCCGGCAGTTCCGATACGAAGTCCATCGCCCACCCTGCGTCAATACCTCGCCAGTTGACCCAACGAGGTCAGAAATACGTTGTCTCCCCTGCCGGGTGATGACTTGCGTATCGGGGTGCAGGCAGTGGTCGTTTTCCTTCACGACGCGGCCCTTCTCGTCGCGCCGGTACAGGCGGTATTCGCCGAGCCAGTGCTGCAGGGTGGAGAACACCTTGAGCCGGCCGGTACTGAGCCGCTCGAGCACCGCCATCAACCCGGCCTCGACGGCCTTGTTGGCGTTGTGCAGGTGCAGCCCCTCGTCCTCGTACAGCGAAAACAGGCTCTTGCCGTCCACCTGACTGCGGCCCCGGGCGGCAGAGTCGATGACGCCGGGCATCCACTCGCCGCGCATCCTTATTGCCTTGGCGTGCACGGCGGCCTCGGCCTGGCCCCGGTAGTGCTCGCTGTTCAGGTAGAGCGTGTCGGTGTCGCGGTCCAGCGCGCCCCAGATGGCGGCGGTCTTGTTCCAGCCGACGTCGAGGCCATACAGCCGCGGCCACCACTCGGGAATCTGGAACGGTTCGACGACGATGTCCTCCTCCGGCACCGGGTAGATGGCCCCGGCGCCCAGGGTGGGCGTGCCGTCCATGCGCGCCTTGAGCTGATGCGGCGAGATCGAGCGGCTCATGTCGTCGATGTCCTGCTGGCTGAGGTGTGGGGCGTCTCGCCAACCGGCTTGCACGACATAGCGGCTCATTCGGCCACCGTGAACTCGGCCCCGGCGATCACCATGCGCTGCCCGGGCCTGATGTGCGGGTCCACCTGACGGGCGATGCGCAGGGCCAGCGTGCCGGACTGGATGCCTCGGGCACGCACGGTATCGGCGAGGCGCTTGGCCATGCTGGTGGTGCGGCCCACGTAGGCGGCAGAGGCCGGCGGCATCTCGATGCGGGAGATTGCACGCTTGGCGTCGCGCTGGATCTCGGCCAGGCCTTCGGCGATCGCAGCGCCGACATCGGCGGGGATGGGATGGGCGGTCATACCGACTCCTGTTCGTGTTTCGACTCGAGGAACGACACCACCAGCTCGGTCAGGCCCGAGAGCGGCGTGAACGTCATGATCACGATGCCGTGGGTCGTCATGGTGCGGATCAGCGCCTCGTCATAGACGTCCTTCGGGACTTCTTCGTCCAGCCACACCACGTCCTGCTCGGTGCCCTGGAAGATGCGCCGGCCCTGGTCGTAGCTGCGAAGCATCAGCCGGGACCAGCCGCCGGAGGCGTGCTTTACGCTGATTTCCTCGTAGAGATTGGCCACGCCCCGGGCAGGCGTCGGCTTGCCCAGCAGCGCACGGGGGATCAGGCCGGTGCCGAACTCCTCGGTATCCCACAGCCCTCCCAGCAGCTTCTTCTGGATGATGTCGCGCGTGGTCTGGCTGGTGTCCCCGGCGGCCAGGGCGTTGATCGGGCGGTCAAACCGCCTGCCTTCCCACCACTCTGGGTAGCGGCCAGTCATGTGGTAGGCGATTTCAGCGCCGCCAGCGATGGTTTTCCCGCAGTTGTGGTGATAGACGCCCGCTGCCCGGTAGTTGTTGAGGCCGGGAACATGAGCGTCTATTATTGGCTGGAAACCAATGGGAACTATTGCCGCTATTGTTTCTCCACCTACCAGTCGAGGAATACGTGATGGGTAGAAAATCCCCAATCGACCAGCACTTCCCGGAAATACGTCAACGCATTGAAACAGGCGAGCCGACCTATCGGATCGCTGATTCTCTGGGTCTGACCCGGGCATCCCTGCAGGCCTACCTGCGGCGACGTGGAATAGCGAACCCGGCAGGCCGTCTACATGCGAAGCGGCTTGATGATGTCGAGCTTCGCCACCTGATTGAGGTTGAGCATCTGACGCAAGCGCAAGCTGCCGAAACGCTCGGTGTGTCCAGGTCAGCGGTAGAACGTCGCTGTCGGTCGCTGCAGCTGAAAACGGCTCGGACAGGGCCTCGACACGGTGACGGTCATCAAAGCTGGCGGGGTGGCCGCCGCGTTGACAAACACGGATATGTCGAGGTGTTCGCGCCTCTGCATCCTCACGCGAAAGCGCCAAGCGGCTATGTGTTCGAGCACCGCTTGGTGATGGAAGTTGTCCTTGGGCGCTATCTGACCACGGAGGAAGTGGTCGATCATCGAGATAACCACCCGCGACACAACTGGCCTGATAACCTCCAGCTGTATGCGACCAATGCAGACCATCTGCGCGCGACACTAACTGGTCGAGAGAAAGCCACCCCTCGTCGGTCAATACCCGGTGCTTACGGGAGCAATCGAAAAACCGACCGCTGTCCAGAACCACGCGAAACGCTGGCTCAATGCCCACCAGGTGTGCGTCTACAGGTCGAACATCACGTTCAGATCCATCAGCCCACGCCCGAAGATTACCAGCACAGCCGAACAGCGCTTCTGCGGCGCGGGCCGAACCAGACGCCGTTTCAATGAATGTCCATGGCGTGACGCAACGGTTGCCGGCCATGAACAGCCGTTCCTTGTGGATAGCCCCGGCGCGGAAGAACTCGAGGTGCTTGGCGTAGTTGTGGCGGCTGAGGGTGCCGTCTTCGGGGAATAGCTGGTCGATCAGGTTGTAGCGGCGGCGGCGCTCCTGCTCTTCAAGCAGCGCCAGGTAGGCGCGCTTCTCGGCGGTGGTGAGCGTCACGCATTCCGCCCCGCCTTCCGCTGCAGCGCCTCGATGCGCTGTTCGATCTCGTCGTCACTCAGGTTGCGCTCCGGCGGCTCGTCGCCCTCCTCGGCATCCAGCCGGTAGCTCTGACGCTCCATCTTGATGACCCGCTCCAGCGCCTGGGTGCCGTGGCCCATGCACTTGCCGATGTACTCGAGGTCGAGATCGATCTCCATGACGTCGCCGTTGGCGAGCTGCACTTCTCGCTTGCCGCGGTCGAGTTGGTCGCCGAGCTGGGTGATGAACCGGTCGGCAATCTTGCGGTAGTTGCCCAGCAGGCGACGATGGCCACGCGCAATGTCGGCGTTCTCGCTCGCCACCTGCTCGATCACGTCAGATTCTGGCAGGTCGAGCGGCGCGGATTCCGGCCGGCTGAGCTTCTCGCGGGTCCGCTGCGCCACCGGCGCGGTCAGATCCTTGGCCCAGCCCTCCCGGGTCGCCTTCTTGCTGATCGAGGCTCGGTTGGGGCCGTGGCGTTCGGACAGTTGCGCGAGGCTGTATCGGCCGGTGCGGTAGTCGAGCTCGATCGCCTCCCAGTCGTATCGGTGTGCCATGGTCGTCTACGCGGCCCTCACGGGCGGCGTCTCCGTTGTAGGGTGCGGGCGCCTCACGGCGTGCCGCGGGTTGAAAAGGCGGGCGGCGCCTCACGGCGTGGCCCTATCCCCTCGGGGATTCGGTCAGATGCGGCTATAGCCGCTCTCGAATGCTTCGGTTGGCGACCAGGACGAGAAGCCATCTTCGTACTGGACCCAGTAACCAAGATCATCGGCCCCAAGATCGGGGGCGTAGCGATCCAGCCAGCCCGGGCGGGTCTCGACACGCTCTATTCCCAGCGTCTGGTCCTCAGGCTCGAATACCATGATGCCGCTATCGAGGTCGGTCTCGAGGATCACGCCGATCTTCAGCGCCCTGACCACCTTGTGGCTCTGGTAGCGCGGGATGGCGTCCTCGGGCTTGGCATGATGGGGCGAGTCGTCGGCGTGGATGAACACTTCGCTCATGGGAGTAGCCTCGGTTACTTGCGGATGCCCTTGACCAGGTCCATGAAGCCGCCGGGGACCTGCCCCAGCTGGCGAGCCTTGTCGTTGGAGCGCTGCTTGATGTTCACGCCCTGCACGGCGCCCTGGGCGACCACGGACCAGATCAGCACGTCCACCACCTGGGCCAGCTGCGTCGGGTCACGCAGCACCACGGCAACCAGGCCAAAGTTCACTGCGGCCAGGCTGAGTGCCAGCATCCAACCGTTGAACGGCCGCCAGCCGGCGCGCCATGCCGAGTCGCTGCCCAGCTCGGCGCGCATCGTCTTGTTGATCGCGGTCATCCGGGTAGTCTCGGCCTGCAGGGTCAGGCTCAGGATCTCCCGTTCGTGCTCCTGGTCGAGGCGCTTGAGGCGCTCGGCCGCCTCGGGGTCTGCCTGCACCGCCTGCGCCACCGCTTCTGGCTGCTCTGCCACACCCAGAGCACGAGCGAGGAGACCACCAACTGCAGCACCCGCTGGACCACCAAGGGCACCGCCAGCAGCCGGCGCGATCTTGCCCACGGTCTCTGCGACATCACGCCACTCCATTACCTGCCCTCCAGTGCCGACACGCGGCTGTCCAGGCTGTCGATACGGTTCTCGATGTCATCCAGGTCGCGCTGGGCATCGGAGCGGCGATAGTAGAGGTCGCCCCACTCCCGCAGCTCGGCGCGCAGCTCGTTGAGCAGCGCCCCCTGACTGGTCAGGCGCTCTTCCAGGACCATCGACTGCTGGCCCAGCTTCACCAGCTCGGTCCCGGCCCACATGATCAGCGCCACCAGCAGGATTTGAATTCCGGTCTGCATATGGCGCTCGAAGACTGACGGTTTCACGTTGCGCTCCTCGGCAGCCATCAGGCACCTCCGTCACGCAGCTGCAGGGCAATCAGCTGATCCACCTTGGCTTCAATGCGATCCAGCTGGCCGGGGCGCTCTGTGTCTTGCGCCGGCTCCTCGGTATCGCCCTCGAATCGGCCACCGGCATCGATATAGGCCTGGCGAAGCTCGTCGAGCTTGCGCTCGTGCTGCCCATAGCCGGCGCCGGGCATGCTCGCCCAGATGTTGGCCACCTTGCCCACGGCCCGGTCGAAGCGTCCGGCGTGCACGTCATCCAGAGCACGCTGCTCGCGGATCTGCTGGATGGCGTAGCGGTCCTGGCTCACCGGCCCGAAATCGGGCAGGTCGAGCTGCCGTTTGTAGTGGTCCCAGAAGCGACTGAGGATCTGGTAGCGACCGGCAGCAGACGAGCGCAGGTTGGCGCTGACCTGAATCACCTTGCGCGGATGATCGGAATAGCTGTCGAACAGCTGCATCTTGCCGGGCAGCGAGCCAACCAGGACGTTGTAGCCGTCGTCGCTGTCGTTAAGCATGCGCGCGCCGATCTCGGCATAGGCGATCATGTCGAGGAAGGCGCACAGGTTGCGGCTACCGGACTTCTCGGGGGTGATGCGGGGCATAAGGCCTCCGGCGCCTCACGGCGTGGGAGAAACAAGAAGGTCCCGCCAGGGGATGGCAGGGCCTTGGGATGCGTGGAGCGGAAACGAAAACGCCCCGGCAAATGCCAGGGCGTAGTATCCGATCATGTTGGCAGCGTAAGCGAAAATGATGCAGGTGGCAAGCAGTCAGGTAAGCGTCACCAGGTGATTGGCATACAGCTCTGAGACAACCGACTGATGGCAGCGCCACGCAATAACGCCACCCTGCTCGGGATGCGCTTTCGCGTACTCCTCATGCGTTGCGTAGAAAGGCACGGGTAGGCGATCTCCATGCTCATCCTGAGGGTCGTCGCTATGTTCCCATGCTTCACTCTCGAGGCGCGCGAGCAGCTCCTGCCGCATGGTCATGATGCCGTTCATCAGGTCTTCCACGTCCTCCGGCACCGAGCTGCGTCCGGCTTCCCAGTATTGCCAGCTGCGCGGCGATACCTTGCCGATAACTTCGGCGGCTTCACGCACGTCCAGCATGCAGAACTTGCGCAGCGCCTGGAGTTCTTTCCCGTTCATATCAGCTCCAACAGAAGGCCCCAGCGCTGGGCCGGGGCAGGATAGTGCGCGGGGTTATTCAGAATCGGCTGCGACGATCTTCATGCCGTGGGCAATTGCGTTCTGTCCGTTGAACACGCCGCCGGCATCGCGCAGATACTCAAGCTGACCCTCGATATGGTATTCGGTGATCTCGCCATCATCCGCGTCTTTCGCAGCCTGCCAGGCATACTGACCGGCGAGCATGTCGGATGTGAACTCGATGCCCTCCATGCCTTCGCAGGTGCCTTCGTTGACGTACTCGACGACTTGCTCGAGTGAGGTGGCGTTGGCAATGGCGTTGCTGAGGTAGGTAGTCATGATGTCGATCTCTCTGTAGAGCCGGGTCGAGCCGATCTCGAACCCTGTAATTCGAATCTTAGTTCGCGATTACGAACAATGCAAGGAATAAATTACTTATCCTTTCGTCTAGGTGGCAACCGCGTTTCAGCGAAGACGCTTAGAACCCAATCGACTCGATTAATGCCACGCGCTCGGCATAGCTCATCTCGCGAATCTTAGCGGCGAGATCCCGCAGCGCCGAAGTGTCGCCGGCATCGCTGTCTTCGAGCTCGGCATCCAGGTGCTTGATCAACAGCGGTTCGATGAATGAGCCGGACAGCGTATTGCCCAGCAACTGACGCTCGTCGTCTGTGAGCTCCGGCGGCTTGCTGCACACCAGTTGATAGCGCTCGGCGATCTCGGCCAGGCGGGCGCTCAGGCTTTGCCCTCGACGCAGATTATCGACGACACGCTCCAATGGCGGGCTCAGATAGATGCTCGGGCGTTTTTTGTTGCGGGCTGTATCGGTCATTGCGTATCTCCAGTGCAAAGCCCCGGCACATGACCGGGGCGACGGGTTTTAGTGCTCGACACACTTGGGAATAGTCGCGGCATCGGCACCCTCTTCCCACCAGCGATCGACCTGCTCTCGTTCATCCGGGGTGACTTCAAAGGCGATAAAGCCTTCGGTATCTCCATTCGTACCGATCTCGTCTGCCGCCATTTGCGTCGCCGCTTCAGGCGTATCAGCAGACCAGCTCCCCCAGTAGGTACCGTCAGCAAATACGGCATAAAGGGTCTTTTCGATTGTGTCGTCGTTATACATTTTCAGCTCCTGTTTTCGATTGTAGGCTTCGCTCGCCTCACATGATTAAAGGTAGCACCCTTGGTATCACCACGCAAGAAAGAATTTCATTATCCTTTCGTCTAAGCCGCCATCGGCACCAGCGCCGCCACCGGCGCCAGGCATTCGCCCTCCCAGCTATCCAGCACTCTAAGCAGCCGCTCCCAGACCGCGCCCCAAGTGGCGCGGTCGGTGCGGGTCCAGAACCTCACCTCAATATCGATGCCGCACTCGTCCGCCAGCCACGCCTGCACCGTCCGCGGAGTTGCCAGCCCCTGCCGACGGTACGGCCAGGTGATCTCGCCGTGGTGATAGATCGCCGCGGCGCACAGATAGCGCAGGGTCTCGAGTTGCTCGGCTGTGGGCAGCCCTTTCCCCTGCCCTGGTAGTCGCACTCCATCGGACAGCAGCTTGCGGTACAGTGCGATTTGCACCGTCTCGCGGTCCTCGGCCAGTTCGTCTCGTGTGAACGGCCCGAATAGGTAGAGCGCGAGCGACCGAAGGTGTGGCGCCTGACTCTCTACCGCGCTGATCACCGCCCCAGCCTCGAGGCCGTGCACGATGCACCAATCGTTGTTGTTCCGGTTGCTCAGCTGGACGTCCACGCCCCATCGGGCTTTCTGGATCGCTCCGGCGAGGACGCTATTGCCGCCCGTGCGGTACGCTTCGAAGATCATCTGGCGCGCTGACCCGTATCGCATGCTGTTATCCTCGCGTTGCCTTAAATGTTGCCTGCTGTTGCCGTTTGTTGCCTGAGCGCCTCTCTGACGCGTTCCCGCGTCACCCCGGGTAGTCGCCCTTCCCACTCCCGGAAGATTCCCTCTCGCTGCCCCTTGGGCACTTCCAGCATAAGCCGGACGACCATTCTGGCCTGGCACTCCAGCGTCCAGTCAGCATCTGTCATGCCCTCGGGGCGGACGCCGTAGGTCATCGTTGCGGCCTCGGCTGGTTCCGGTATCGCGCATCGCGGGGCTTCTCTGCTGGCTCGCTCATCAGTACCGACTCCCCGCCTGACCTGGCTCATTGCTGCCGGTGCAGGCGTTCCGGTGATCTGTCGCCTTCGGGCAGCGCTTATTGCCGCAGTCCGGGCAGAGATTCATGCCACCGAACTGAATGAGGAGTTGCCGCCCATGCCTGACCCACTCAACGAACCCGTCAATCGTCACCTCGATAGGCTCGTGAGTAGGCCCGGACCAGTCGCTGGGACGGATGACGAACCGCCAGTCCTGACGATCTGCCCGGTAGGCCAGCACAGGCGTCTCGCCACCGGGGCATTGCTCCAGGGTCTGCTGCCACCAGCCGGCGATCTGGCCTTGAGTGGCGGTCTTGTTGCGCTTGCTCTCGATGTGGACGCCATCCCAGCCGTCGAGGTCATGTCCGCCTGACTGGTACTGGGTGAGGCGGCGAGTTAGGGAGAGGCCCATGCGCTCGTTGAGCAGGGCGGCCAGTTGCAGCTCGCCCTTGGCGCCCTTGGTACGGGAGGTCTTGCCCATTAGTCGTCACCCTCCATCTCGTGGTAGCCAGCCTCGATCAGCTCTGCGGCGACAGCATCAGAAGCGGCGTCCTTCTCGACCTTCGCGTCATCCAGACGAGCGCACGCAGCCTGATCCTCGCCAACGTCAGCATGGATGTAGGCGAGCCTTGCCGCGTCATGCTCGGCCGCCGCCCTCGCCAGCCGCCGCGCAGCCGGTCCGCTTACCATGATCATCACGCGCCTCCCGCAATAACGATTGCCAGAACCGAGAGCGGCACCATCACAGCCGCGCCCGCCCAGTTGCCGGTGATCACCACGCCCCAGAACGATTGGCACAGGGCAGCGCCGGCCAGGACTAAAAGCAGCTTGTCGATCATTCCGCCTCCCGCTCTGCGATGAATTCCAGCGCCTCACATAGCGCCCCGACTATCGGCTCGTCGGTGAACTGGTCGAGCCCGCGATTGATCGTGTCCGTCAGCCACCACGGTTGCAGGCGTTGCAGCTCGGGTTCGGCATGAATGCGGGCGTGGCATCCGACCGGCCCGTCACACACTGGCATGACGAAAGAATCCGGCGCTTTCAGGCCCATGCCGGACAGGTTGTACATGGCGATGATGTGGTGCGCTGAATCAGCCGGAGCGCCGCACACGCTGCAAGGCAGGCTGCGCACGAACGCCAGATAGCGCTCGCTGCGGAACCGGCTCTCTTTCTGCACGGCTCTCTTAGGCTTTCTGCAAGCTTTCTGCACGGGGCGCTTTGCAGAAAGAGGTGTTTTGGCGCGAATCTGGGTGCGACGTTTCAGTGCAGTTCTCTTCATGCCGCCTTCGCCTCCTTGTACTCGTCATAGATCGCCAGCGCCTTCTTGCTCCATGTCACATCGAGATCCGTGCCGGCCGCATACAGGAACTCGATGAAGGCAGCTGCCTCGGGCTTTCGGAACTTGGTCGTGGATGGGCGGACATAGACCGGCTCCTGACTCTGCCAGTCCCAGACCTTCTCGCCCGGGCTGGCCAATGGGGTGCCAGCTTCATCCATTTCCCTCGCAAACTGATTCACAAGTACCGCCTTCACGCCGTCGAACGAGTAGCCCCGGAAGCACTGGCGGTGGATGTCGCCGATCATGGCGTGGAACTTCGCGTTCTGGATCTGCTCTCGGGTCGGGTAGCGCAGAGCGATCTCGAAGGGGCGCCCACCCTGGACGCCTTTTGTAGCTGCCGCCTTTGTCCGCTCAATGGCTGGCACGTAATCAGCCGGCACGTTGACGGGGATGACTAGCTCCTTACTCATGCCGCACTCCCTCCCGTAACCAGCTCATACCGCACGCCATCCGGGTCGTTGTGGGCCAGCACCCGGTAGCCGAGTTGCAGCAGCCGATGGATGGCATCGACGATCTCCTCGGCGGCAAACCGGCGCTGATGGCTCATCTCAATGTCGTGCGCGATCTCTGCGGCGGTCGGCTCGGCATGGCGCATCAGCACGCCCAGCACTTCCATGGGCAGGTCGAACTCTGCGTAGCCGATATACGTGACGTTGCTCAAGACTCCATACCTCCGATGACAGCGGCGAACAGCGCCACGGTGGTCCAAACAGTGACGCTCCCGGCTTGCGAGCGTGACGACCAATCAGCTGGGCAGGGCTGCCACAGCACCAGGGCTGTGGCGGTGTAGATGGCGAGGCCGATCAGCAGGACGAGGGTGGTGATGCGGATCGCTTTCATGCCACACCCCGCTCGCAGTCATTCCACCCGGCCCACCACCAGCAGTAATTGCGGATACGCGACTCGGGATACGGGCACTCCCGGCTGGGGTAGGCGGCCACGCCCTCGTAGTAGACCTCGGGGATGTCATCCGCGCGCAGCCGGCGCGCTTCGTTCATGACGTCCCGGTGCTTCCAGTACCGGTAAATCGTCGGGCGTGAGCGCCCCATCGCCTGGGCGCACTCGGCATGCGTGAGCCCCTGGACCTTCAGTTCCGCCAGGGTCAACGAGTCGTCATGGGTCCATGGATTGATCTTCATGCCGCACCTCCCTCGTCATGCCCCTCGAACAGCCGGTACTCGCAGGGCCTCGTATTGCCCGGCCCTTTCACGTCACGCCGGGCGACCGTGAATCCCATGGCCCGCAGGTCGCGGAGCCGGGCGCTGATCGCTGCATGGCTGTCCATCCGGTTGAAGCGGTCGAGGATGATGTCGCCGATCTCGTGGAGCTGGAGCCAGTACGTGGCGTCGCGCATGACGAGATAGACCCGGCCCAGCTGGCACTCGGCGTTGTTCAGGCGCTGGCGGGAGCGCGGGGTGAGTTGGGTGACGGTGGTCATGCCACACCTCCATTCGCGATAGCCCACATGCACGCCGTGATGGCGAGAATGGCGACATGGCTGCCGGCGATGATCGCCAGGCACTGCAGGTTGCTGGTCATGCGGCAATCCCTCCAATCCAATCGCGAACGCGGTCGATGAGTGTCGGCCGGGCCATCTGCTTCACGCGGTGCAGGCTCAGGCCGTAGGGCTCGCCGTTCACCCAGACCAGCAGTTCGCCGGTTGACGGATAGAAGCGCTCCGGCCGGATGCCGCGGCGCTCGAGGTGCGCGATCTCGCGCGAGGTCAGCACGGTATCGATCGAGGTCGTCATGTCAGAACTCCGCCATGGCTGAGCGCGGGGCCGGGGCCGCTGGCTCGGGGTTGCGCAGGTTGCGAATCGTCTCGGCGTCCAGGTCGGCGAAGCGCGCATTGCCCAGCTGGGAGCTGGCGTAGACGGTGCCCAGCTCGCCCTCGCGCTGCTTGCCGAGGATGATCTCGGCGATGCCGCGGGTCGCCTCGTTGTTCGGGTGGTAGACCTCGTCCCGGTACAGGAACAGGATCAGGTCGGCGTCCTGCTCCAAGGCGCCGGATTCACGCAGGTCGGACATCTGCGGGCGCTTGTCGCTGCGCTGCTCGAGGCTGCGATTGAGCTGCGAGAGCGCCACCACCGGGCAGCCCAGCTCCTTGGCCATCAGCTTCATGGTCCGGCTGGCCTCGGCCACCTCCTGCTCCCGGGAGTTGTGCTTGCCGTCCGGGCGCATCAGCTGCAGGTAGTCCACGACCACGATGCCCAGGTCGCCGTAGTGGTCACGCCAGCGCTTGGCGGCACCGCGGATCTGGTTGGGCGACATGCCGGCGCGGTCATCGACGATCAGCGGCGCATCCTTGAGCGAGTTGACCGAGTCGGTGAGCTTCGGCCACAGCTCGTCCGTCATGCAGCTCTTCGGGTCGCGGATGGCGCGCAGCGGCAGGTTGCCGATAGCAGCGGCCATGCGGTTACGCAGGGCCCGGCGGTCCATCTCCATCGAGAACACCACGGCCGGGCGGCGATCGCGCACGCAGCAGGCGCGCAGGATGTTCAGGGCGAAGGCGGTCTTGCCCATCGCCGGGCGGCCGCCGACGAGAATCAGCTGGCCGGGGTGCATGCCCATGGTCCTAGCGTCGAGGTCGGTCAGGCCGAAGGACAGGCCCATGGCCTCCTCCTCGCCGTTCCACTTGCGGTCGATCTCATCGATCATGTCGGCCAGGTCGGCGCTCATCGGGCCCGCCTGGTCGGCATCGGCGCGGATCAGCTTGGCCAGGCGCCCCTGGGCGTCATCCACGATCGTCATCAGCGCCTGCTGCTTGTCCCGGGTCATCTCCTCGATGGCGGTCAGGGACTCCAGCAGCCGGCGGCGAGCGGCGAGATCGGCAACGATGCCGGCGTAGGTCAGCGCATTGGCCGCGCTGGGCGTGTTCTTGGCGATCTCGGCGAGGTAGGCCAGCCCGCCGACCTCCTGATCCGTCCGGTCGCTCTCGAGGCGCTCGGAGACGGAGATGATGTCCACCGCCTCGCCGGCGTTGCGGACGCGGGTCATAGCCGACCAGATCACGGCGTGCTCCAGGGAGGCGAAGTCAGCGTGACCCAGTACGTCGGAGACCTTGTCGATCAGGCGGTTCTCGAGCAGGCAGGCACCGATGACGCTCTGCTCGGCTTCGTGCGAAAACAGGCTCATGCGTTACCCCCGTGGTAGGCCAGCTCCATGATCTTGACGAAGTTCTCGCGCTTCACGACCCACTGCAGGCCGAACCAGCGGTGGTCGCTCATCAGGAACTCGGACTTGCGCAGGAACTGGAAGAACCGGCCCCACCACGCGATGCCTTCCTCGCGGGTGGTGTACAGGGGTTCGCCGGTGCGCTCGTGCTTGATGCTGAATCCGGCTTTCCAACGGGCGGCCAGGTGGCGGGCACGCTCGGTGCCTTGCCAAAGGTTCTTGGCGGGCTGACGCTTGTCGGGCATGACCTCGGCCCACAGGTCGAGGATCTCGTTGTGCGGGCAGTCGGGCAGGGTCTTGGACTTCGGTTTATCACCGACGGACGCATCGCGTGTCGGCTCGCCGATACGCTCTCTCTCGTTAGAGAGAGTATTCATGTCTTCTGTCTTTGGTGTGCACCCCCGTGGGGTACAAACTTTGTCACCCTCGTGGGTGACAGTGTCACCCCTTTTGTCACCCTTTTGGATCGGGGTATGTTTGGCCCCGAAATCCCACTGATCGAAGTGCTTGTTGATCGAGAGGATGCCGTGACCGCTACCCTCCGACTTGATGATCTTCTTGGCGATGAGCTGCTGCTTGACCTTGTTGACCTTCTGGCGCGGCATGCCGGCGATCTCGGACAGTTGGCTGTCTGCAATGCGGTCGGCCTTCTTGTTCCAGCCATAGGTCAGGCGGACGACAGCCAGTGCCACACGGCGCTCTCGATCCGTCATCGGCGCCTGGATGAGCGCGCTGAAAAGCTCGTTCGCGATGCGAGTGAACCCATCCTCCACCTGCGGACTCCTTGCAGGCCCCTGAGAACTATCAGGGCCTGACGATTGGGCGCCCTCTCGGCGCGCACGGTACTGGTCAAGCTCGGCAACGTTTGTCATACTGAAATCCTCTGCAAGCCCCGGCACATGGCCCCCACAGCCCGCCGGGGCTTTCTCGTTTCCGGTTACTGGACGGCCCGCAGTTGCGGACGTGACTGACTGCGTTTCAGCGCATAGAGCGCCTCTCCTGTCTGCTCGCTGGCTACCCGCAGGCCGGCTTCGAGCACCGCATCGATCGCCGATACCCCTCTCGCTTTTGCCTGGGCCTCAGCCAGCGATCGTATCGCCGGGTCCATTCGCTCGAGCGCGACCTGAGCCATCTGTCGATCGAACACACTTTCCTCCCAAGGCCCTGTCAGGCCGTCAGCTGTTGAGCCACGCTTCGCATGAGTCCGTGCTCGGCCATTCGCTGGAGCATCATCGTTGCCGCCTCGCGGCTTTCGTCACTCAGCGGATTGCCGTTGGCCAGGTCATCGAGCAACTGGGCGTGGCGTTTCTGGCGGATCTCGTGCGCCTCCATGACGAGGTCGTGGAGATAGGGCGCAAGTCGCCCGCCGGTCTGCATCGTCGCTGCGGCCTGGAGTTCCTCCAGCTCGCCCTCGGTGAAGCGCACTTTCACCACCTGGTCGAGGTGCTCGCCTTCCGGCTTGCGACGACGGTCATCGGAGAGATAGCGATCCATGTTGATCCCCTACTGCTGGTTGCGATGGTCGCGGCTCTCACGAGCGGCTTCGGTGCTTCAAGCGGCCTCGGTGGGCCGCTCGAAGAAGTCGGGCCGCAGCTCGTATTCAGCGCATTCGCCGTGGGTGGCGCGGTGAATCTTGCGAGCCATGCGGATGGATACGCGGGCATGACCATTCAGGAGCTTCCAGACCATCGTCTGGGAGCACTCAAGGGCGTCGGCCATCGACGTCTGCCGATTGCCGAGGAGCTTGATCGCCTTCGCGATCAGCCTCTTCTGCTTCGCCATGCTCGGCATTATCACCTTTGTGGTCATAACAAGCCCTCAAACAACATAGGTTGTAATCTAATTACTTCCAAGGTGATTTGTCAATGTACAACCTCGGTTGTAGCTTTCCGGATATGAACACTCTCCGGAATCGACTCATCGCAAAGCGGCGGGAACACGGGCTGACGCAGCAGGAAGTGGCGCGGATGTCCGGCATCTCTCAGGCCGCCTATCAGAAGCTGGAAAGCGGGCAGGCCAAGAGTTCGCGAAAGCTGTCTGCAATCGCGCGCACGCTGGGCGTGACGGCGGAATGGCTGGAATACGGTGTGGACCCGGGGTTGATCGCTGACGTCAGGGATCGCGGCAACGTCTACGAACTGAATCCCAGCGGGAAAGCCAACGTCTCTCCGGTCACCAGCCGCATCCGTGCGGTACCGGAGATCTCCTGGGTGCAGGCCGGGGCCTGGACGGACATGGAGAGCCTCGAAGGCCTGGATCTGACGGAGGTGAAGCACTGGCCCTGCCCGGTCGAGTGCAGCGAGCACACCTTTGCCCTGCGCGTCGAGGGCGACTCAATGGCCCCGACGTTCCCCCAGGGCAGCATCATCTTCGTCGATCCGGAGGTGCCGGCGATCAGCGGCAAGAAGGTCGTCGCCAAGCTGGTGGATCAGGACAAGGCCACGTTCAAGCAATACATCGAGGACGGCGATCAGAAGATGCTCAAGGCCATGAACCCCAACTGGCCGGAGAAATACGTCCCGATCAACGGCAACTGCGAGATCGTCGGAACCGTCATCTTCGCCGGCACCGAAGTCTGATTCGGATGCTACCCTGAGTACCAGGCTTGCCATCAGAGCGGCCGGAAACGCACCATCAGGGAACTGACTATGAAGATCGCAATCGCCCTTGCAGGCGGCCTCACGGCTGCCCTGCTGTCACTCTCCGCCCAGGCTGCCTGCACCGGCAGCGGCTCGTTCCAGCACTGCTACGACGCCCAGAGCGGCAACAGCTACAACATCCAGCGCTACGGCAACCGCACCCACATCAGCGGATCCAACCCCAGAACCGGCTCGACCTG